GTATCTTCCTGATTTGCGGCCTTTAAAAAGGATTTATTATTTTTTATTTCTTTATTATGTTTATTATGTTTATTATGTTTATTATAATTATTAGAATACATTGTTAAAGCCTGATCATGTATTTTTTCACTATCCCATAAGTTTGTAAAGTGCTCAACACTTTTACTAGTTTTCTTGCTTTTCCGCGGTCGGTTTTTAGTACGAATCTGGACACTATTTTTTTTATTTTCTCTATTTTTTTTATTTTTTTTATTTTCTCTATTTTTTTTATTTTTACTATTAATTGTAGTATCATTAATATTCTTTTTACTTGTGTATTTATCTTTATTTTTTGCTTTACCCTTCGCTTTACCCCTCGCTTTATCATTCGATTTATCATTCGCTTTCTCCATCTTTCTTGAGTTTAGTGAAGTAAAATGTTCCTTTACTCTATTAGTCTTAATTTCTAAATCATCTAACTTAACTACTATATTATTGCGAGGCCGTGGTATATTAATAATAGCATCTCTTAATCTATAATCTACCACTGTAGATATAGCAAGTCCTAACATATATCCAAATATAAGAGTTGTTATTAATACTAATAATGTACTTTTATAGCCTTCAAATAATTTCATTATATTATAGATCAATAATATTATTCTGAAAAAAATATATGATTAATATAATAATGGTTAATACTAAGTCAGTCGGTAAATCTTTATGTACAGATCCTACAAAGCAACAGTCTCCAATAAATCTTCCAGAACCTAATAAGGCTGTTAATACAAGTTCGTCCACCGATCTATTATTTTATTATAGAACATCCCGGTGTAATATAAATAAATCAAGACATCACATAATACTCGATTATGATACCGGTTCTTATGTAATATATAATAGTGAAATATATGAATTAGAAAAAATTTCATTTTCTATTCCATCCGAACATAACATAGTTATAGGAGGTAGTCCAATAAGTTATCCAATTGAATTACAAATGAATCACAGATGTCCTACTTCTGGTACTATACTTATTATATCTATATTTTTAGAACAAAATCCAGCACAATCACCAAGTGTTAGATTTTTAGATTATTTTAAAGACAATTTACCTGGTCCGGGTAAACCAAACCAGCGCAGTAATATGAATACTCCAGAATCTTGGAATGCGTTCAATTTATTTAAAAACGCACCTCAAGGGATGCCTTTTTATACATATAAAGGTTCGTTAACAAGATTTCCATGCTCGGAAGATGTAACTTGGATTATTATGCAAAAACCATCTAATTGTACTGATGATTTTTTTACAAAATTAGAACAAGCTTCCGGAACTAGCCAAAACTCAAGAGCAATTCAACCACATACAATAAAGGGTGGCGGAAAAGTAGATACGGCGATTTACTTTTCTAATAATAATAATCCTAAAAATACTCGTAACTATGGTTCTAAATTAAGATGTTATAATGAAAAACAATTTAGAAATGCGTGTTCTAAATTAACTAATTATAAAGATGTTATTAACGCAAAGCATAGACAACTTATGTTAATGGTATCTACCGCGTCAATAATAATGCTACTGGTATTATTAATTTTATGGCTTGTACAACAAGAGTTCTTTACCAAAACAGCGTCTAAAATTTCAGAGTATGCCGGAACCAAAGTTTTTAACCCAGCGCCATCAGCGCCATATACTAAAATTACTAACTAATTTCTAAAATAATAAATATATGAATAGAGTTTTTATCAACAATCATCGTATACAAATAATAACGGCATAGTTAATACAGATTCAGAGTCAATACATTTAAATAATGGTATGGGTAGATATAAACACTTTCATAATGTTTTAAAAAAAGATGCAAATATTACAGAAAATGATTTAAATAAATTTATAACACGTAAAGGAATACATGGATTCGTCGATCCAAATACTTTTACAAAAGCTATTTCTATATTCAATATTTTATTACCACAGCCATATTTACATTCTAATTCTCAATTAATATCACATCATAATATTAATAATTTTCCAGGAAAAAATGATATTAAATTAGGAAAAAAATCTCCTAAAAAATCTCCTAAAAAATCTCCTAAAAAATCAGCTATAAACTAAACAATAAATTTATAGGAATTTTCAATAACAATGGCACCTAATTGAATAAATAGCAATATTAAAAAAATTACTATAAAATAGATAGCAAATATTTTATTTTTAGGTATTATTGATAATATCTCTTCATCACTTAACATAATACATATTTATTTATATTTTTTAAATAAATATTTAGTTATCCTTTTAATTAATATTATTTATCTTCTAAATCAATAATTCTCTGTTTTAAACCTTGTATTACTTGATGTTGATTCTCTATTTTTTTATATAATAAATCTTCTTTAGATACTACTCTCCAAAATACTGTTTCAAATATAGGATCAGTAGATTCTTCTGAATAATGAAAACGCTGTACACTCCACGTAAATTCACCATTTGATAATTTTACATATTTAGGATGAATTTCTTCTAATAACCCGCCTAGACGAAAAACTTGTTGTTTATTTTCAGTATGTAATGTTACATATCTCATATGTGTTTTTAAAGATACATCTTCTATATCATCGACTCTTTCATAATTTTCTAATTTTTCAAGCATCGCTTTTTTATTTTGTAAAGTATCTTGATAAGTTTTTTCAGGTCGTTTATAATTATTAGTAACTAATCGTTTTAATTTTTTATCAGTCATATATATATGTTATATATAATGTTTAAATAAAAATATTGCATTATTTGATAAGTTTTATTTTAAAATAATAAATAATTAATTTGTTACAATCTATACGGATTTTATTTAAAATTAATATATACTTATAGTATAAATGGGATTAGGTTATTTAACACTATCAATAAAAAGTGAACAAGATAAATACCTTACTGGAAATCCATCATTCACTTTTTTTAAATCTGTCTATAAAAGACACACTAATTTTGCTATAGATTATCAATTTGTTAATTTAATTGGTGATTCAAGTAACAGTTTAGGAAAAAAAGTTTATGTTGAAATTCCAAAAAATGGAGACTTACTTCACCGTATGTATGTGTCTATAGATTTACAAACAAAGGATGAACTCAAATTAAATAAAATAACACCTTTAGCATATTCGTTAATAGAATATATTGATTTATTTTTAGGTGGTCAGCGAGTTGATAGACATTACGGTACATGGTTAGAAATTTGGCACGAATTAAACGAAAGTGCTGATAAACAACTTGCTTTATCTGAAATGATAAGCAATCATCCAATAGATGAAAATTCAAAAACAAATAAATTATATATTCCTTTACGATTTTGGTTTAATAATAATATTGGAAATGCGTTACCTCTAATAGCTCTCCAATATAATGATATTAAATTAGAAATTAAATTATCTGATAAAACACAAGTAAATAAATATTGTCAAAATACAACTGATGCTATCGCTAATTCACAGGACTTAAGCGTTAATATTAATCAAATACAGATATTATGTGAATTTATTCATTTAGATAGTGACGAACGTCGTATGTTTGCTTCAAATAGTCATGAATATTTAATTACTCAATTACAAACCAGTTTACATAATCCTATAAATCTTTATAAATCAGAATCTCAAGAATCTTATGAAAAAATCCAACATAAAACACAACTTAGATTTAATCATCCAATTAAAGAACTCACATGGGTATTTCAAGATAGTAGTGGTTTAATATATAAAAATAACGACTTCTTGCATAAATATACTAATGATGGTATTTTATCAAATAATTATTGGAATGGATTTAAAGTAGGTGACGATCAAATGATTGGGGCAAATCTTGTACTAAATGGTAAAGATATGACTGAAGAATTACCTGCCTCATTTTATAGAAATGTTCAACATTACCAATATCACAATGGTAGTAATTTAAAAGCCATTAATGACATTAATCAAAATAATAATAGTGCTATATGTCCAGCTAAAAAATATATTAATTATTCTAAAGGATCAGGTATATATTCATATTCATTATGCTTATCTCCTGAAAATTCACAACCATCTGGATCACTTAATTTTTCTAACTTAGAAAGTGCTGAACTAAAATATAGATTATTTAAAAAACATGGTTTTTTTAACCAAACCGTAAAATTATCATCTAATGTTAATATAAATATCGATAACTTCGCCTCCGCTGCTATATTACAAGGAGTGGCAGCGGTGCAAGACGATTTAGTATTACTTATTGCTCAATCTCCGGGTAACGATGAAAATGGTGTATATAAGGTCACCGACACCGGATCCGGTCAGCTCATCCTCGCAAGAGAAGCAGCTTTTGATACTTTATTGAAAAATACACCCGGATTAGTTAAAGTTACACATGGAGATACTACCACTATAAATGGGACACAGGATTTAAGTAATGCAAATAAAACCTTTTTAGTATCTATAAAAGATGGCCTCTCCAGTTCTGCCAATCTAGGCTCTCAAACTCAAAATGAAGTTAAAGTTCAAGAATATAGTGACGCGAATAATAGTCCAGTATTATTTGATCTTGAAAGCAAGACATTAACTATTTATGCTGTCAATTATAATGTATTACGAATAATGAGTGGTATGTGTTCAGTATTATTTTCAAGTTAAAGATTAGGATTTTATTATAATTAAAAATATGTATTTATAATAAAATGTCTCATGCAAGAATTGTTTTACAGACTGTGGGTGAACAAGATACTTATCTAACAAAAAATGCTAAACATACCCATTTTAAAAAAAATTATAGAAAACACACAACATATGGTATTGATTGGAATATTATAAATTCAAATTATAAAAATACTGATGATTACGCTCAACCCGGTAGTAAACATTATTTTAGAATAGAAAATAATGGCGATTTAATTAATGAACTTTATTTAAGAATTAAAATTAATAAAGATTCCGCATGGGCTAAAGAATCTTTTAAATCTTATGAAACTATATTTAATATAATTGATAATATAGAATTCTTATATAACGATAAAACTCTATCACGCCTTACAAGTGATTTTATATTTTCATATTTTGAAATAAATTATAATGAATCTGATAAACGTAATCTTGTAGATATGTTTTCATATGATAAACTATTAACAAATAATATAGATGATTATATATATCTAACAATACCTATTCCTTTATGGTTTCATAAATCACCTGGTTTAGCATTTCCTTTATGGGCCTTAAATAATCCAAATATTGGAGTTAATATTACCCTTAATAATTTTACTAAAACAACGAATAAAATAAACGATATAGAACTTCTTGTTAATTTTGGACAGCTTACAACTATAGAAAAAGAACAATTCTCAAATAAGTCGTTAGAATATCTTATTGAATCTGTTGATCAATTAGACGCAAGTATATTAAATACGTCAGATCATAGTAAAAAAATAGCTGTTACTAAAACTCATTTTATAAAATATTTCCTATGGAATGTTCAAGATATAACTAATAATGATAAAAATTTTAATTTTTTAGATGATGTAAAATCTGCTTCTATTACTTTTAATGGAAATGCCCTTATTGATAATGCACCAGGTTCATTATATAAATCAGTAAATCGCTATTTACATTTTAAATCATCTTGCAATATGAGTTTAAATAAGAATAATGGAGATGTAGATGAAACTTCTGTAAATCCAATATATACATATTCTTTTTGCTTAGAACCTACTTCAAAAAAACTATCAGGATATTTTACATCTGAAAAATTTAATAATGTTACATTTGATATGTCTATAAAAGAACGCACAGGTACGTCACGTAAATTGAACATATATTTAGTTAAATATAATATTATGAGAATCCATAATGGATATCTAGATATTTTATATAATTAATTAATTAAAAATAATTAACAATATTATTTTTTAATTAATTAAGGTTATTTAAAAATAATTAATTAATTTTATTTAAAAATAATAAACAATATTATTTCAAAATAAAATGTTTATATATAATATAAAATATGGGAGGTGGTTTAATGCAATTAGTCGCTTATGGCGCACAGGACATATATCTTACTGGTAATCCTCAGATTACCTTTTTCAAAGTAGTTTACCGCAGACACACTAACTTTGCTGTAGAATCGATCGAACAAACACACAACGGCAGTGTAGCTTCTGGATCTAAAATCTCTGTCACCGTATCAAGAAATGGTGATTTACTTTCACAAGTATGGCTTTCTATGGTCGGTGATGGCACGACAGTCAACTCGCTGGAGAAAGCACATGGCGCTATCGATAATGTAGAATGTGAAATTGGCGGACAAGTAATCGATAAACAATACGGGGACTGGATGAGTATATTCACTGATCTTACCCATAACATGGATCAAGCCGTACTCCTGGGGAAATGCGCAGACACAGGGACCGTCGCCAGTCCATCAATGATACCTTTACAATTCTGGTTCTGCAGAAATCCCGGATTAGCTCTTCCACTTATCGCTTTACAATATCATGAAGTCAAACTCAATGTTACTTTCTCATCTACTCCGCCCGAGTCCGTAGATGTATGGTGTGATTACGTATTCCTTGATACCGACGAACGCAGACGCTTCGCTCAAGTATCACATGAATACCTTATTGAACAAGTACAATTTTCTAATAAATTAAACGTAGATGGAACTAATCCTCAAAATGAACTTAGATTCAACCATCCAGTCAAAGAACTTGTATGGCAATTCAATAATGGCACCAATAATGAAGAAGTCACCAATGCCCTCTTACAACTTAATGGACATGACCGCTTCAAACGCCGTGTAGGTAAATACTTCACTGAAGTACAGAGATACCAACATCACACCGGATCAGGCGGCACCACAGTACCACATATATACTCATTCGGCCTTAAACCCGAAGAGCACCAACCATCGGGTACATGTAACTTTTCCCGTATAGATAATGCTGTTCTTAACTTAACGGTGTCAGCGGCGCCATCGGGCTCGTCTCTCAAGGTATATGCTGTTAACTACAACGTCCTTCGTATCATGAGTGGTATGGGCGGCCTTGCTTACTCTAACTAAATTTATTGTTTATCTATTTCTATTAGAAATATTAGAAATTTATTAATTAAGTATTAATTAATTTATTTCAAAAAAAAAATGTTTATATATATTATAAAATATGGGAGGTGGTTTAATGCAACTCGTCGCCTATGGCGCACAGGACATATATCTTACTGGTAATCCTCAGATTACCTTTTTCAAAGTAGTCTACCGCAGACACACGAACTTTGCTGTAGAATCAATCGAACAAACACACAACGGCAGTGTAGCTACTGGATCTAAAATCTCTGTCACCGTATCAAGAAATGGTGATTTACTTTCACAAGTATGGCTTTCAATGACGGCTGCAGCTAGTCAAGCAGTCGCAGGAATGGAAACTATAGAAGCAATTATTGATAATGTAGAATGCGAAATCGGAGGTCAAGTAATTGACAAACAATATGGTCATTGGATGAAAGTCTACACTGATCTTACACACGGCTCAGATAAAGCTGCTCTTTTAGATAGTTGTGTCGCAGCTGCTGCGGCCAAAACATCGCATGTACCTTTACAATTCTGGTTTTGCAGAAATCCGGGACTCGCCCTTCCACTTATCGCATTACAATATCACGAAGTTAAACTCAATATTACATTCGGTACGGTTACTACAATTGATAATAACAGTGTACAATTATGGTGTGATTACGTATTCCTTGATACCGACGAACGCAGACGCTTTGCTCAAGTATCACATGAATACCTTATTGAACAAGTACAATTCTCAAATACTCTTAATGCCGGTAAGGGTGCCGGTACTACTGTAGTTAACACTCAACACGAACTCAGATTCAACCATCCAGTCAAAGAAATTGTATGGACATTAAATAACGGCACTACCAGTACAGATGTATCCGTAGAAGATGCTCTTTTACAACTTAATGGCCATGATCGCTTCAAACGCCGTGAAGGTAAATACTTCACTGATGTTCAGAGATACCAATGTCACACTGGCTCGGGAAACTCTGGTGCCTCAGGAGCCTCAGTTCCTCATATCTACTCATTTGCTCTTAAACCCGAAGAGCACCAACCATCGGGGACCTGTAATTTTTCTCGTATAGATAATGCGGTTCTTAACATGAACTATAAAGGAGATGATACCCATGCCCACTCACTTAAAGTATACGCTGTTAACTACAACGTTCTTCGTATCATGAGTGGGATGGGTGGTCTTGCTTACTCTAACTAAATCTTATATCTATCTGTTTCTAATAAAATTTATTAGAAATAAATTTATTAAACATTATTTGGCTATTTTTTTAAAAAAAAATATTTGCATATAGTATAAAATATGGGAGGTGGTTTAATGCAACTCGTCGCCTATGGCGCACAGGACATATATCTTACCGGTAATCCTCAGATTACCTTTTTTAAAGTAGTCTACCGCAGACACACTAACTTTGCTGTAGAATCAATTGAACAAACACACAATGGTAGTGTAGCTGCTGGATCTAAAATATCTGTCACCGTATCAAGAAATGGTGATTTACTTTCACAAGTATGGCTTTCAATGAAAGGGCCAACTTCTGTTGTCGCTGCTCATGCGGCAATTGATAATGTAGAATGTGAAATTGGTGGACAAGTTATTGATAAACAATACGGGCACTGGATGCACGTATACAGTGATCTTACACATGATAAAGATAGAGCTACACTTCTTGGAAAGTGTGGTGGTGGAAGCGCGACAGAACGCTCACTCGTACCATTACAGTTCTGGTTTTGCAGAAACCCGGGACTAGCTCTACCTCTTATCGCATTACAATACCACGAAGTTAAACTCAATGTAACTTTCGCTTCTTCCGGTGCTCCAACCGAAGTTGATGTATGGTGTGATTACGTTTTCCTTGATACTGACGAACGTAGACGCTTCGCTCAAGTATCACACGAATATCTTATTGAACAAGTACAATATTCCAACAAACTCAATGTATCTGGAACTAACCCACAAAACGAACTCAGATTCAACCATCCAGTAAAAGAACTTGTATGGACTGTATCTGAATCGGGCGCATCGGGTGGGGTCAATATAGCTGCCGTCGGAGCAGCTGGGTCATCTACCGTACTTGACGCAACAGTGACGGGCGCTGGCGCTGTAAACGTTCTGGAAGCGACTGATTTAACTGTAAAAGATGCTCTCTTACAACTTAATGGACATGATCGCTTCAAACGCCGTGAAGGTAAATATTTCACTAAAGTACAAAGATATCAACATCACAGTGGATCAGGTGACCGCGATCACAGAGACGCCGTTGCTACGGCGACTCCTGTTGGGAGCCAGAGCGACGGCACGGCCGTCAATGCCGCTACCGCTGCGAAAGCTAACGCAAGTATACCGCACGTATATTCGTTCGCGCTTAAACCGGAAGAACACCAGCCATCAGGCACATGTAACTTTTCTCGCATAGATAATGCCGTACTTAATTTAACTCTCGAAGGCAATGGTCCCAACGGAAGTGGCTCTCTTAGAGTATACGCTGTTAACTACAATGTTCTTCGGATCATGAGTGGCATGGGTGGTCTTGCTTACTCTAATTAAATTTATTATATATTCATATCTTACATTAATAAGATTTATTAAGGTTAGATATTATCTAAAGAATAATTTATTTTTATATATTAATATGGCTGGAGGTCTACTACAAATTGTTGCTTATGGTCTACACGATACCATGTTAACCGGTAATCCTCAAATTAGTTTTTTTAAAATAGTTTATAGAAAACATACAAAATTTTATATAGAATCTATAGAACAAAGTTATACAGGAGATTTAACTCCCAATAATAAAATATCAGTTACATTATCAAAACAGGGCGATTTATTAACAAATCTATATTTTGAAATGAAACAAACTACATATGATACTTTCTCATGTATAGATTATGTAGAATGTTTGATTGGTGATACTTTAATAGACCGCCATTATGGACATTGGATGAATTTATGGAACGACTTAACAACCACTGATGATAAACAATTAATATTAGATATTATGCGACGTGGAAGTATAGAATATTCTATTCCTGAAATAAGGGATGATTATAATCCATTATTTACACCGCCTCTTACATCTAATGAAGTTAGAAAATACCCATTTACAAACGATTTTTCAATAAGAAATATGTACATGTATGATATTTTTATATTTATTGTACGTTCAACTGGTCTTGATAATGAAAGTTGGATAAGTAGATTAACTGTTTCTTCTTTATTAACGGCGGCGGCTGAGCAAACTATTAATGGAGCATTTACTGAAAAATTTATAAAAGCACCTGTTATAACTGTTACTAATAATATAACTTCTACTATCGGAATGACCGTTCATAAGACTAAATTATATATTGTTGATAATGAAGTAGGTTTAAATTCCACTGGATATATAGATGTTCATACCTTAGATACAAATTCAAATAGTAATACGTATGGTAATATAACAAATTCTAATTTGAAATTAATTGGAGCGGATCAAACTAATTCTGAAGTAAATCAATTTAATAGAAAAAAACCATATATAAATATTTATGGACAAAGTTATGAGGGGTTTTATATAGGGGTTATAAACGCTATATATTCTACTAATGATTATATTCTTTTAAGTAATAATGATAGCGAAGGATTATCATATTTATATAAACTATATACTGATCTTGGTAATTACCATTATAAATATAATATATTAGAAACCTATCCAAAAACAACTACTTTATTTGGCAAAGATACACCCGGGTATTCAAATGGTCTGTCAGCGGTATGTACATTTAATAATCCATCTAATATCGCAGCCTACGAAGAAATTGATTCAGAAACTAATGAATATATATTTACTAATTTATATATAGTCGATCAAAAAAATAACGTCATTAGAAGATGGAATAGAACCGCCGCAAGCTTAACTACTTTAGCAGGAGCTGAGCCAACCGGTGATAATAATCCAGCTGAAGCAGGCTATCAAAATGGTTCCCTATTATCATCTAAATTTAACTATCCAAATGATATATGCTTATCATCTAATGGACGCGTAATAATAGTTACTGATACGGGAAATTATAGAATAAGAAAAATAGATCTTTTTACTAATTCAGTTACAACAATTGCGGGTTCTGGTAATTCGGGATCTAATAATGGTATAGGAATAAATACTTCATTTAATTTATTAACTTCAATAGATATGTCACCTGATCAAACATATGTATTAGTTTGTGATAATAGTAATCAAGGATGTAAAATTCGAAAAATTATAATATCAACAGCTGTAGTTAGTACAATAGCTGATAACGCTAATTTTAAAAGTTTGTCAAGTATATCTATTGATCCTCTTGGTAATTACGCATTAATAACCGATGGTGAAGGTAATAATATATATAAACTTGATTTAGTTACTAATAATAGTTTAAATATAATTGAAGGAACAGTTACATTAATTGCGGGAGCAGCAGATAATCAGGCCGGGACTACTAATGCTCCTAACGGTGGTGCGCTAAATGCCCGTTTTAATAATCCAAGTGGTATTAAAATAAATAATTCTGGAGAATATGCTTTAATATCTGATACTAATAATTCAACTATACGTAAACTTATTATAAATGATTTTAATAATCCCGCTGTATTAATTTTCACAGGTAAAGCTGGTATAGATGGTTCTGATGATGGTTCTCCAGATTGGGAACCAGGTGCGGCGGGTTTCGCAACATTTAATAAACCACATGGAATATATATAACTAATTTATCCACATCAGCATATATAGTTGATACAGATAACAATAAAATTAGAGAAATTAAATTAGCAAACAGGCAAGAAACAATATCTACATTTTATATAGAACAATATACGTCACAATTAGATTATAAAGTAAATCATATTGTAACTGATAATCAAAATAACATGTATATAATTTTCGATCAACAACCAGGATTATATCTAATTATGAACAATCCTAATAATCTAAATACAAATGCAGTAATTATATATAATTCTGATATTATAGCACAAGGTAACAGTTTAAATATTAAAGATGATTTAATATATATTACTTGTTCAATTACGAATAGGGTCTATACATATAATTTAGTTACCTATATTTTTAGTGAAATTGTTACTGATAACTCATCATTAGGTTTTATAAATCCATCCAGCATTTTAGTTACATATTATAACGATATTTTAGTTTCAGAAAACACTCCTACTGGAGTATTAAAAGCTATTGGTGTAGAAAAACCATATAATATATATCATGATTTTACCGATTATCAACAAGTGGCGTATCTTCCATTACAATTTTGGTTTTGTAATAGTGCTTTAGCTTTACCACTTATATCATTGGGTAATACTGATGTTAAATTAAATATTAAATTTACTAACAATATATCCGATATAAACTTGTTAAAAATATGGGGTGATTATATATTTTTAGATGAGTCTGAACGTAAACAGTTTATACATAACCCTCAAGAATATTTAATAACACAAGTTCAACACTCAACTACACAACGGTTATCCGAAAAAACTGTAGTTAATAATAATCCAATTGATATCTATTCAATTATTGAATTATCATTTTCTCATCCAATAAAAGAATTAATATGGACATTATATCAAACTACAGATACTGAAAATAGTAACAAAAAATCATGTTCTATACTAAATGAAGGTGGCAATCAAAATATAGAATTATCATCTATGTATTTACAATTTAATGGTTATGATAGGTTTGGTGAACGTGAGGGGAAATACTTCACTAAAGTACAAAGATATAAATATCACTCTGGTATAGGCGTTCAAAATACACGAAGAGGGGTTCGTAGTGATGATGTTACCGAAGGATTAGTCACCTCTAAATGGTTTCCTAAAACAATAAATACACACATATATTCTTTTTCTTTAAAACCAGAAGAAACACAACCATCGGGATCATGCGATTTTTCTAAATTAGATTCATCTACTATGCATATGAAGTATAAAACTTCAACAATTAATGGTAAACATAATTATGATTTAGATGTGTATGCTTTGAATTATAATATTCTTAAAATTGAAAATGGATCAGCCGCATTATTATATACAATTTAAATAAATAAATTTATTTATTTAATTGTTAAATTAGAATTATTTTTAAATTCCATTAATTACAAATTATATATTTTACATGCTTTCAGTCTCATTTGTATCGCACTAGTAGACTCTTACGTAAGTTTGCTGCTATTCCGGTTCACAGTGCGTGTTCGGTAGAGACCTAATTCCTGTTTAGGTATTTCTTCATCTACACCATCACCTCCAGAGACAGCTTTTCGCGAATGGCCTGGCGCATATACACCGGCGACTCAATCATCGTATCCAAGGTCTCTCGCGAGGGCGTTGGGAGGAAGCCCGCCGGCAGGTCCTGTACCGCCTCTAGAGCATGTCGCAATGCCGCTGTAACATCCACTCGGCCTTTACCAGGCCGCCATTGGCCATTCACTTCAGAGCTGCTGCTTATTTAGGCAGGAAACAGTTCCTCTGACCGAGCCCATCTTTGTAACCATAACACGACGTATTCGGACACCACTTAGTAGAGGGGGTCCGGTATTCCCACCCATCACCACCTGTCGCCGCTCTGTAGTTCGGTACCTCCTGTCCGTCACCGCGCGTCATGCCCCGCGGGCACACCACACCAACAGGTGATTTAGGCAGTGAATCTAAACACGCATTTGATCCCAATGAAGTAGGTTCATCTATTTCTTTTTCACATACAAACGGTAATTTATAATTACATACTATATCATTAAGTCTAATGCCCCTGCTTTTTGAGTTCGGTGTACCTTTCGACCCCCATCTAGTAAGATGTACACAATCCTCTCCACCACCCCAATCATTTGGTTCACCAGCAAACCAAAGTGGTGCTTGAGATTTAGGATTATTATGATTCCATCTATTATTTGGATCTGCGGTATAACACCAATCACCACCAGGTTCGTTATCGGGATTTCTATGTATATTATCATTGTGCTGCGCACGCCCATGCGCATGAGGACTCTGTTTTGACCATTTTTGACATGGATAAAAACCCTGAATATCTATTCTATCCACCGGGTTACCTATTCCACTTCCACTTACATTTTTTCTATGATTGTTTTCAGGAATAGGTCCGAGTTGTCCATCTGGATTTATGTATACTTGTTCCTTTTTCCTATCATTTGTTCCTACCCAAATTCCCCCGCCGCCAAAAGTTTTACGAGATCCCTCGGCTTGTGATTTTACCAACTCTTTTACCTGTGCTAATTTATAATCATTAATACGTTTCGCCACTCTTACTCCCAGATGACCTTCAGGCGCTTGTCCAGAATATGAGGTGGCCCATGACCGAGAACCCCCATAACCACCTCCTTTACCTTCGGCGCCAGCAAAAGAGAGTATATTTCTACCAATTGATTTACAATAATTAGAAGCATTTCTATATGTGCTTGGTTGATTAACATATACCATTTGAGAAGGATTTTTTACTTTACAACGCGTTGTAGAACTATCTGTATTTATATGCTCATGATTTACAATAGAATCAACTAATGTTTTTGTTGCGCCTGTAAATGGTCCCTTTCCCGAGCCAGGAAGATTCTTGTTCCAATCTTTAATTTCTATCGGGACGTCAAATTTTTTACGTGCGTCGCTTCCGCTATATATATCTGTATTTGATTCAAAATCTTCATGTAATGCTTTTGCGGTTATACCATCAAATCTATCCGATTTTATCAATGAATTAATATACTCCTGGGATAATTCTGATCTATATACTTGTAATTTTCTAAGATTAAATCCCGGCCAATGATCGTCACTCTTTAGATTATTCCAGTATGGATAACTGTGTCCGCCTTCACTGCCCCCTCCTACTATAATAGGCCATTCAGGATTTTCATTATCTGTTATAGGCGATGTTAACTGTTGTTCACGTAATAAATGACCATCTACATAAACTTTAAGCCACCGAGTATTTTTTATACTAAATGCTATATGATGCCACTGATGAAACTTTATCTTGCTACTAGGTATATCATATCCTTGCTGCCAACTCCCCCCCGCGCGCGACGTATTAAACCTAATATGAATAGAATTATCACGCCCATGTCCTTTCGGCCATATCCATACACCGGGCCCTCTCGACTCTTCCCATGTATATCTTCCCGCCCTTATAGTATCTTCTGGATGCTGTGGACCTCGTCTAAAAATAGCTCTCCAATTATTACCTTGGTGATTAATTCTTAACCAAAATGTGTATGTAAATTCAGTCGCCCATGTGTGGTTACCAGATACACCTATAGGCCCTTTCATTGGTATAATTACTTCATTATAGCGATTATTTTTTCGATTTCCACTAAATGAATTTACTAATGTCTTAACGGTCCAATTGTTGGAATCACAACTACGCAGGGGTTTGTATGAGGCTGTATTACTATTAGATAATACAGCCGGACCATTTTGTGATTTAAGGAAACAAATTCCATCCCTTATAACAAAGGCTTTACATTTTACACTACTTTGACACATTTTATTACACGCTGCCTTCTCCTTATCTTCTACTATACCACTCATTGAACAAGACCCTAAATCATTCTTACCCGGAGAAATATCAATTCCTTGGCAGTTTTTTTCATTATTTAATAAATTGTTTTGTTGTAGGGTTATGGCATCAATCTTTTTTTGCCGCTCTACGATGATAGACCTCACCATCCCCTTCAACCGCCACAGACTGGATGTATTATATGGCTTCTTTTGCATTTGTGTTAGATTAGAAACCCCTCGGCCCCTGAATTGATGGACTGCTAAATTTTTTACTACTTGTATAAATTCTTTTTCTGATTTCTTATAATATTCTTGCCTATTTGCTAATATCCTTTTTTCGATAACACCACCATTATCCGCCCCCCACTCCGCCTCGTCCATCCTGTGCAAATTTTCTGTCAGTATCTTTTTTGCGACGGAAATACTATCAATCAGGTTTAGTATAGATTTCATGTTCCGTAACCTGACAGTCCAAACTTCTCGAGCATGTCTAAGGTTTTGTAGATCTTGTTGTAAGTTTATAATTTTTCTACTATAAGACTTTATTGTAGCACCCGATTCACATATAGGTTCATAACATTTACTATATTCGGGCGATGATAACGGGTCATTATATAATTTCGTTAAGACGTTGGTAAGTTCTGCGGATGACCCGCCGTCTTTATTTATCGTATCAAGTATACGGGTATCACCTACTTTACAAGTTGGTACATTAGTACATTCTTTTGCATTTTCCGGCCGTCCAGCATACTCATCATACGGTATCCACGCGGGGTTGTGCGGCCCGCATTGATTTCTACTACTCTTACCCCCATATGATCCTCCCCTACAGCCTCGTACACACCATCCCGCTGGCACTGAATTACAACATCTCTCCTTCGGTGTGATGTGGTCACGGAATTTTTCAATACGGGTTTTATCCATATGTTTATATATTAAATATATTACTGTAATAACTAATATAATAACTAATAACATGTTAATATTATTCATTATACTATATTTAGAGAAATAATTATTTATTAAATTTCTTAAGCATATTTAATTTAATATATTAAATATTATTAATATTAATATTAATATTAAATATACTTAAAGTTATCTTACCTGATATAGGTATAGCATAATGGTAAAAACAAAAGCATCCAAAACAACACACAAATTGAAAAAACCCACCGCAGCGGGGGTAAAAAAAACGACCAAAGATACTAAAGTATCTAAAACCGTTGAACCGAAGGTAGAACAAACTGTAAAAGCGGTAGAAACCCCCGTAACCGAATCTCAAGTAAACGTATCCAGCGATAAAGAAGGTGGTTGTGTAAATACTATATTTGAATCTGTAATTGCTCAAAGTGAGAATATTTTAAATAATAACAAGCAAATGTTATCTTTAATGAAAAAAACTTTTAAAAGTTATCAACGTGAAAGACGGGACTATGAAAAGAATCTTGCTAGAGAACGCCGTCGTGCTAAAAAAGATCCAAATCGTAAAAAACGTGAACCAAGTGGTTTTGCTGTAGCTACTGATATTTCTACCAAACTGTGTGATTTCTTAGGAGTAGATCATGGTACACAATTGTCTCGCACTGATGTTACAAGAAAAGTAACAGCATACATCAGAACTAAAAATTTACAAGTTCCCGAAAATAGAAGATCTTTTATACCTGATTCTAAATTAGAATCTATTTTAGGACCACTTCAAGAAGTAGATAAAGATAAGGGTTTTACTTACTTTAATTTACAAAGATACATTACCCCCCATATTACTTCAAGCGCTTCAAGTTCCAAAGCAAGCCCCAGCCCCAGCTCCAGCTCGAGCTCCAGCTCCAGTTCTTAAGTAAGATAAATTATATAATTTAACTTAATTATAATTATATAATTTAATACATTAATAATACATTTGCAATTATAGCAAACATAATACCTAAATATTGGTATTTTGTTATAGATTCATTAAATAAATAAACTCCTATTATAGTTGCTATTATAAGATTAGAAGCTTGCCATATACTATTTGCAATAACTAACTTATTATTAAATTGTCTTATAACAATTACAAATAAAAAAGGTATCAAAATATAACAAAATACACCTAAATACATATTATTTATTGTACTATATTTTATCCATTTTGTTAAAAATGTTTCTGCCGCTAATTCTACAATTATTAATATAAATAACCAAATATAAGCTATTAGTTTGGTATTCATTAATATATAATAATATAATATTTATTATTCTGGGTGAGCAGATTGAAATAGCCATGGTAACGCATCTCTGGCCTCTTTACTTACAATAGTTAATCCAGATAAAATCCATAATGCTCCAGTTGTGCGATATTCAGTATTAATTCCTTCTATAATTAATTTATTAAAATTATCAAGTAATATATTTGCTATTTTAATATGCGAATTTATTTTATTTATTGTATGAATCTTATCTACAAATAACTTACCATTTTTTACGTATTTTTTTTTTTCATCATTTGATAAATGTATTCTATAATTCCATATATCTTCTAATTGTTTATATAGTTCTTTTAATTGTACTATATTTAAATTAAGAAACCATTTACATTGTGTATATTGTTTTAAATTATCCATTATTTGAAAAATTTCTACACATCTTTGTTGCAATTTAATGTATGGATCTGTTATTATATCAGATTCTATTTTAATATTTTTATTATCTAATATAGTTAATAATTTATTAAATTTATCAATAATTTGTTGATCAATTTTACATATATTATATGGATTAGTATCACTATATTTTAACAGTTCTTTAAAAGTTGCTACGTTAAAACCCCAATATTGATTATTTTCATAATACGAAAAATAATTCATAATTTTTATTTCATTAATATTAGAAAGTGTGGTACAATCCGAATTATTATTACATAAATGTCTACAATAACATGTAATACCTCTATAATATATATTATTATTTACAATATATTTACGTACAATTGACTGCACCTTAATAATTGAACTAAGATGCTCAATAAATTTATTTATTGAACTTTTATTTACTAATTTTTTTCTTGATTGTGATACATTTTGATATATAGTTTTAATATTACTAATACCCTTTTTAAAATGACGATTACACAAACCATAACCTTCAGCTTTATGTTTTACATTATATGAACATTGTAGAGTTGGTTTTGTCGCAAGTCTCGCACAACATTTATTTTTATTATATTCTTCAATATAAATAGTGGTATTTACTGGTAATTCGCTCATGATATTATTGTTACATAATTGTTAATTAATTTCTTCAAATTTTAAAATATTATAATTAAATAACTATTTATGCTATGAATTCATATTTTAGCTTTAAGTTTGCTTAAATTTATAATTAAATTTATAATTAAAAAAAAATTTGATTTAATTATTTAAAGACAAATTGATAATATCTATTATAAATGACAACCCAAACAGCGAATAATTCAGCAAAGACTGGCCAAGTATACCGCAAATTAAATGAGATTGATATGGACAAATTAACATTTGGAGAACCGGAAATTAATAAATACGGAGGAAAAAGTTGTAAAATTGAATATGATGGGGGTTCATTAACATTTCAAACACCTCGTTGTAGACTTCCATTTGGTCTTGGAAGATACGACGAAACCGATCCGGCGGGTAATATACTTAAATCAAAATATTCTCTTGATCTATCACTCGCCGGTTATGAACTTAAGGAGGATGGTACTGCTTATGATCCTCGAGTACGACAACTTTATGATTTGGCTGAAAGGCTTGAAACCCGCCTGCGCGCAGAAGCTCTTAAAAATAGTGCCGAATGGCTTGATATGGAGGATACAACTGAAGGTGTAATTAAAGCTTTAACCCGCCCCCTTCTGAGATGGGCTAAGGATAAAAAAACTAAGAAAGTTACGACTAAATTTGCTCCCACGGTGAAAGCTAAAGTAGGTTTTTGGGATAACAAATGGCTGGCGAAGGCCTATGACGAAAACAAAGAGCGCATTAATGATCTTAATGAGGGCATAGTCAAGGGATCTGAAGGAATTGCCATCGTTAAACTACAAGGTGTTAACTTCGCAGGTGGTAAAGTTGGTTATTCTTTAAATTTATCTCAAGTAAAGATATATGCCCCTAAGGGAATGCCTGCTTATGCTTTTGTAGAAGATGAAGAAGATGAAAAGCCTGTTGTAACTGGTACATATGATCGTCCGGATGAAGACGCAGATGGAGATGCAGATGTAGCAACTGTAAATAATACGGTAGAAGATAGCGATGATGACGATGATGAGGAGAATGACGATTTAGATCAGGAGTCTGAAGAGGAAGCACCAGTACCGCCGAAAAAAGTAATTAAGCGGAAACCTAAAAAGTAATCTGGAGATTAATTATTAGTATAATTAATAAAATTAAAATTTTTATTTTAATTTTATTAGAATATCTATTATATATTATAATGTCTAATATTAAATTAGATGATAAAGATAACTATATAAGTGGTTTAAAAGTAAACGGTAATTTAGCTGTAAATGGAACCTTATTTTTACCACGAAATAATAATAATTGCCCGGACCAATTATTAAATACAACTCATAAAAATGTAGAATTAAATACATGTACATTTGAAGGTAATTTGCATATACATCCTAAAAGTAATTTAGAAGTTTCTGGACGTATAGTATCTAATAACTTTCAAAATCAGTATAAATAACATCTCCATCTAATATTACTATCTATACTATGATGTTTTACTAATTTTGAATCTAAATAAACGCTTCCTTCATCTTATTTCTTTATCATTATATACTAAACTCGCTACTCCTAATAATACAAAGGAAAATAAATTATTTATATTAATTGGTATAGTTATTGACAGCTATATTAAAAATTTAGACTATAACTACTTTCATTCGAATGAACTTTATATTTATTATATAATTTATATGAATAATCAGATGAATTAAACATATGTGGACTATCAAATCTTCTATTTTGTTGAAAATAAATTAGATTTATACGATGTAAATATGTTTTTTCTTCTATTGATGAATTTGCCTTTAAAAATATTTTTAATAATGTAAGATTTGGTTTTTTACTATATTGTGGCACAATAATACTTGTATCAATAACTATTTCATTTAATTTTAATATTCCACGTATCTTTTCGTAATTACAATTCCAACCGTCAAATATTTTTTCTTTAAGAATATTTTCTATATTTTCATTATCTAAAATTAATTTTAATAATTCATTTGGTATAAATCCTCTTGGTCTATGATTATAATCATTACCTAAAATTATACATAAATCAATAAAACTTGGATATGATATATTTAAATCATAAAGTATTTCTTGTAAAATATACGATTCAGCATAATCATCTCTATTAGTAAAATTACGTATAACTAATTTAGAACCACATGCTATAGTATCCATATCCTCAGATACTACACCATCTACTAAATTAAGATTACATAATTTAGAACAATAATGTTCTGCCTCGCAATCAGCATTTATATATATAATACCCATTAAATCAAATAATTGTTTTGTTTTATCAATTACAACCTTGTTTACATATATTATTTTTTTTTCAATATTATCTATTTCTGTTTGTAATTCAATAATTTCATTATCGTTATCTGTATTAGTAATACGTATTTTAAGTAATGATAATTTTTCTTCCAACTTATTTTTTATTAATCTACGATTTTTAATCGTTTCATTTTTTTCAGTAGGCGGTTTTCCATCGAATATAAATATAGGCCTAATATTAAATTTTTTAAATTTATTAATCATAAAAAACATACCATCTATATGATTGCTTTTACCATATAAATATTTATATAAATATACATTTGTATCTACCGCAAATGTATATCCGCTATATTTTGATAAGTGTATCTTTTGTTTTCCATTTCTACTATGTTGTTCAATTAGTGTATTTAAATTTTTTATACCCATAATATTGTGTATTATATTATAATAATAATAATATAATTTTATGTAATAATAAGTATTAATAAGTATTAATAATTATTAATTAATAAATAATTTAATTATAAGACATCCGTAATGAACCGCCTTTAAATTTTTTTTTAAATATACTTTTTTTATAATTAGATAAATTATATTTCGCTAATCTATAAAGCTCTAATATTTTATCAGATGTCCAAACATTATAATGGATTGGAAAAAAATCTATTAATATCACATCAGACGATATAATTAAAAAATATTTTAAAATATAGTATGATAATACGGATGTATTTTGAATAATTGATTTATTGCTTGTTTGATCTAATAATTCTTTCGGAGATTTAAAATTAAAAAATTTTAATATTTTATTCATTTGACTTTCTATAAACTGAAGTTCAAGTAGAAAATAATCATTAATATTTTTATTTAATAATATACAATTTGTTATACTATTAAATATTATTGCTATACTGTCAGTAAAAGCTTCAAATAAGTTAATAAATCTTGTATCTTTTGATATATTCAATTCTTGAACGATTAAGTTATTAATATTATCATTATCAAGTAACGCAAAATCTAACTTTAAATAATGTATTAATTCATGTAACACTACTTTATCAGACTCCTCTTTCCTATATATTGTCATATGAATATCGCCGCCTAAAAATCTATGTACCGTAACTCCGCTATTAACACTTATTGGTCCTAATATTTTATATGATGGTAATAATTTAGTATGTAATGTTGGTGCATAAGTTATATTAATAATTTCATCCTTTAATTTACAATATTCAAGAACTGTGAATACTTTTATTGCTTTTAATACTACTGAATTATAATCCGTATAATCACTTGAATGAAGATTAATATTTATTGTATTTGTTTTATATTTAAAAATCATATGCTCGTATTTTGTAAAATTTTTTAAAATATCAACTAATATAGTGACTGGTGTAAAATCAGATATAAATCGTTCATACCCTGTTATATCATTTTGCTTCAATACTCTATTAATAATATTTTTGCTCTGTAAATCTACATCTTTAGGTTTAATATCCTTTATATATTCATATAAATCTATTGACTTAAGTGTTAAAACTTTATCCTTTATAAAAGTCATATTATATAATATATCTTTAACTTTTGGTTGTAAATTTATTAATATATTATTAATAACTTTAAATTTTTGTTTTGTTTTGTTAGGATAATGTAATAATTTCATTTAATATAGATATATATATTTCTTTCATTATATTAGAGTAAATGGATCTATTGTATCGTAAATAGGATAACCTGTTTTAGGTAAAATCTCCTCTTTTTTCTCGTCTAATGAAAATTTAAAAATAATATATAAATTACCATAACTATTATTATATAATAATCCTTTTTCAGGTATTTTAACGATATTAGAATTATTGTTAAATGTTATATTTATGTTAATATTTTCGTTGGTATATGGATAATCAAAAAAAAATCCAGTTATTTTATACTTAAAATGGATGTCATATTCAATTACTAAATCATACAATTTGTGCCGATATATTTCATTAGGAAATTTATCAATAAGCATAAATATATAATTTTTATTATCAATTGTTATTGTATGTTCTCCATATTCTAAATCTAATATATATTTTTTAATACCGTCAGCAAGATTAATAATTAAAAAAATATGTGTATATTTTCTACTAAAATCCAATAGAATATTTATTTCATTTTCAATATCAACTGAATCGAAATTTAATGTTAAAGTATATACTTGTTCCTGCTTAATATTCTGTTTTATTTTAGATAGACTATTCTTTAATAAATACTTTATCACATCACTACTTTCTTCTATTATTTTATTATGATCTATATTATTAATAATATCCCATACATTTTTATTTTTATTATCTATTATAGAATTAGTTATATTAGAAAGAGTTGTCGTTAAAAACTTATTTAATTTTGGATCAAATCCAGAAAATAATTCCGAAAATAATTCGTTAGGTGATTTAAAAGAATCTGGAGAAGTTCCATATAAATCATAATCAGATCTCATATTTACATCAGATAATACCTGATATGCTACTGATATATCTTGAAACATTTGATTAGCTTTATCACTTTTATTTTTATCTGGATGCAATTTTAACGCCATTTTATAGTAAGCTTTGCGTATTTGATCCTCTGTTGATTCTTTTGATATACCAAGTATATCATAATAATCCATTATGATATAAATAATTTTTTAACTTTAAGTACAAAAAATTCAATACAAATTATATCATGTTCTATTACACACATATTTGCGTTAATTCCAGCTGCATATTCTATAATAGACAATTTAAATTTATCTGATAGTTGTTTTTTACTATTATAATAATCTACTAAATAATTTAATAAAGAGCCCATATTTACATTAATAAGTAATAGATTATAACAAATAAGTCTTATTTTAAGTATAGAAATAATATTTGGTTCTTCAATATATTTTATTATCTTCTTAAACATTACATCATAATTATTTAATTCTAAAACTTTTTTATTTTTAATAAAT